GCGCCATCATGCCCACCACCTTTGAGACCATCCTCGCCGCGCTGCACGCGCGGCTCTCGGCGTTGCCCGCTACCGTCCTGCGCGGCGAGGTCCTGCCCGAGCGCGTCCCGGCCGAGGGCCTGCTGATCCCGCGCGACGGCGAGCCGGGGGAGTCGGAGGTCACGCTATCGCCGCTGCGCTACCACTACCAGCACCGCGCCGAGATCGAGGCGGTCGTTCAGGGTGCCGATCGCGACGCCGCCTTTGACACGCTGACCGCCAGCATCGGCGCGGCTCTCGCCGCCGACCGCACGCTGGGCGGGCTCTGCGACTGGGTCGAGGCGGAAGCGCCGCGCCCGGTCGATCTGGCCGTAGAGGGTGCGGCCAACCTCAAGGCCGCGGTCATTCCGGTCGTCTTGCATTATTCAACTGACGATCCGCTTGGGTGAACCTGCGGCCAGCCTGAAGGCCGCGTTCGGCGGGACGACAGTCCACTGGACTGTCGTCTGATCCGCCTCACTCCCGGTGGTGCTGCACTACTTAGATTCCAACTTCAAGTGCAACGGTTGATCTGAAGGCCGCGATTTCGTCGGCCATGGCTTCGGCGGGGGTTCTCCAGCCGAGGGTTTTTCTCGGGCGGTTGTTCATCAGGGCTGCAACATTGTTGAGCCAGGTCTGGCTTGCATCGCCGAGGTCTGTCCCCTTGGGCATGAACTGACGCAACAGGCCGTTGGTATTTTCGTTCGAGCCGCGCTGCCAGGGGGCGTGGGGATCGCAAAACCAGATGTCGATCTTCAGCCGCCGGGCCAGTTCGGGGTGGCATGCCATCTCGGAGCCGCGGTCGTAGGTCATGCTGCGGCGCAGGGCTGCGGGCAGGCGTTTCATCTGCCGGGTGAAGCTCTCCAGAACTGCATCGGCGCCGTTGCCGTTCATTTTGCACAGAACAACGAAGCGCGTCTTGCGCTCGACCAGCGTGCCCACCGACGAGCGGTTGAAGGCGCCCTTGATGAGATCGCCCTCCCAATGCCCCGGCACCAGTCGCGCCTCGATTTCCTCGGGGCGGTGGATAATACGCAACGATTCCGGGACCATGGACGTTCCAGCGAGCGTTGTGCGGCGGCGGCCGCGCGCGGGCTTTGCCTGCCGCAGCGCCTCGATCATAGCTGCCTTCAGCCCGCCGCGTGGCTGGGCGTAGATCGCGGCGTAGATGGTTTCATGGCTCACACGGGCCGAAGCGTCATCGGGCTTCATGATCCGCAGTCTCTGCGCGATCTGCTCGGGTGACCAGCGGTGATGAACGAGATGATCATGCACGAAGCGATGCAGCGCGCTGCCTTCGACCAACCTGCGACGACGCCGGCAGCGCGTTCTGCGCGCATCATACACACGCCGCGCGGCTGTGGGGCAGTAAGAGCCATTGTCCAGCCGACCACGCGCCAGCTCCCGGCAGATCGTGCTGGCCGGGCGGCCAAGAAGGCGACCAATGCCTTGCTGGCTATTGCCTCGGTCATGCTCGGCGAAAATCACGCCACGTTCCTCGCTGCTGAGGTGCTTGCTTCGTCTGTCCATCGCAACATCCTATGCCCTGTGGGCTCCGGGTGTTGCACTTGAAATTTGAGCCTAAGCTGCCTGTCCGAGCGCGCCGAAGCCAGGTGGTGAAGCACGCCAAAGGGCCGCTTGGCAAAATTTGGCAAACAATCTATGCTTCGAGCATGAGCACCATGAACATCTCCCTGCCCGAGACCCTGAAGGCCTATATCGACGCGCAGGTCGCGGATCGCGGCTACGGCACCTCGAGCGAATATGTGCGCGACCTGATACGCAAGGATCAGGACCGTCAGGCCTTGCGCGACCTGCTTTTGGATGGCGCTGCATCGCCGTCCGGCACGACGGCAGACGCCGATTATTTCAGAAGCCTGCGCGCAGCTGTTGCCGGTCGGCACAAGACGTGACGGACAAGCCCGTCGTGCCGCGCGACAAGGCGCGGCAGGATATTGACGACGCGATCGAGTATTATCTGAAGGAAGCGGGCGACGATGTCGCGCTGCGCTTCATCGGTGCCCTCGAAAGAGCCTTCGCGCTTGTTTCAGCGCAGCCCTTGAGTGGTTCACTGCGCTATGCCTATGAGCTGAACCTGCCAGGTTTGCGGGTCTGGCAATTGAGGGAGTTTCCCTGGTTGGTCTTTTATCTTGAAGCCGCAGAACACATCGATGTCTGGCGTGTGCTGCACGGCAAACGCGATATTCCGGGCTGGATGGCAGAGCCCCTCGATGACGACTGAATGAGAGCAGCACCATGGAAGGTATGTCCGAGCGCGCTTACGCCGCCCATGCCGGCCTCTCGCGCGGGGCGGTGCAGAAGGCACGCAAGAACGGTCGGCTGGTGCTCTTTGCCGACGGATCGATCAACGCGGCGGCCTCGGATGCGCGGCGCGGCGCGATGACGGATCCGGACCAGCAGATGCGGTCCCGGGGTGGCGAGGGGATGATCAGCGGGCCGGGCGACACCTCGTCCTACATCAAGGCCCGCACGGCGCTGACCGTCTACATGGCGCAGGACAAGCAGATCGCCATCCAGAAGAAGAAGGGCGTGCTGGTCGACCGCGCCCGGGCCGAGACGCTGGTGTTTCGCCTTGCGCGCCAGGAGCGCGACAGCTGGGTTACCTGGCCCACCCGCGTGGCAGCACTCATGGCCGCGCAATTATCCGCAGAGACGGAGAGTGCATCCGGGACGCCCGTTTTGATCGAGACTGCGATCCTGCAAAGGGTGCTGGAAACCCATGTCCGAGAGCAGCTCGACGCCCTCGCCGACCTCAGGGTCTCGCTTGAATGACGGAGATGAACGCGCTGACCTGACAGAAGGCGTCGATCTCGGGTTCGACGGGGCCGGGGACATCCTGCGCGCCTGGGCGAAAGGGATGCGACCGGACCCGGACCTCACGGTGTCGGCATGGGCGGATGCACATCGCAGGCTGTCATCGCGGGCCTCGGCCGAGCCCGGGCGATACCGGACCGCCCGCACGCCCTATCTGCGCGAGATCATGGATGCGCTCTCGCCCGGCCACCCGGCGCAGCGCGTCTCCTTCATGAAAGCCGCGCAGGTCGGCGCGACGGAGGCCGGCAACAACTGGATCGGGTTCGTGATCCACCACGCGCCGGGGCCGATGCTCGCGGTGTTGCCCACCGTCGAGATGGCGAAACGCAGCTCGCGCGGCCGGATCAATCCGCTGATCGAGGACAGCCCCGCCCTGCGGGAGAAGGTCAGCCCCGCACGCTCGCGCGATGCCGGCAACTCGATGCTGTCCAAGGAGTTCCCCGGCGGCATTCTGGTGCTGACCGGCGCGAATTCCGCCACTGGCCTGCGCTCGATGCCCGCGCGCTATGTGTTTCTGGACGAGATCGACGCCTATCCCGCCTCGGCCGACGAGGAGGGCGACCCGGTCACGCTGGCCGAGGCCCGCACCACGACCTTTGCGCACAGGCGTAAGGTGTTCATGGTCTCGACGCCGACCATCCGGGGGCTGAGCCGCATCGAGCGCGAGTTCGAGGCCAGCGATCAGCGGCGCTATTTCGTGCCCTGCCCGCATTGCGGCCACCTGCAATGGCTGCAGTTCGAGCGCCTGCGCTGGGAGAAGGATCAGCCCGAGACCGCCGCTTACCATTGCGCGGGCTGCGAGACGCCTATTGCCGAGCATCACAAGACCGACATGCTGGAGAACGGGGAATGGCGGGCGACCTCCGTCGCCACGGACCCGACCGCCATCGGGTTCCATCTCTCGGCGCTCTATTCGCCGATCGGCTGGAAGAGCTGGGAGCAAATCGCAAGGGAGTGGCTGGTGGCTCAAGGCTCGGACGAGATGCTGCGCGCGGCACGCAACACGCTGCTGGGCGAGACCTGGATCGAGAGCGGCGAGGCCCCGGAATGGCAGAGGCTGGCCGATCGGCGCGAGGTGTTTGCAGCGCAGGTTCCGATGGGCGGGCTGTTCCTGACCGCCGGGGCCGATGTTCAGAAGGACCGGATCGAAGTCGATGTCTGGGCCTGGGGCCGGGGCATGACCAGCTGGCTGGTCGATCACATCGTCATTCCGGGCGGACCGGATGATCCAGCCTGCTGGGAGAGGCTGACCGCGCTCTTGGGCAAGACATGGGCGCACGAGAACGGTGCGTTCATGACGCTGGCGAAGCTCGCCATCGACACGGGTTACGAGTCCGCCGCCGTCTATGCCTGGTCCCGCAAGCAGGGGATCGCGCAGGTCGCACCCGTGAAAGGGGTCGAAGGGTTCAACCGCGCAACGCCCGTCTCGGGGCCAACCTTCGTCGATGCGACGGTGAACGGCCGCAAGCTGAAACGCGGGGCACGGCTCTGGACCGTGGCCACGGCCACCTTCAAGATGGAGACCTATCGCTATCTGCGCATCGAGCGCCCATCGGAACCGGACGCGCCCGTCCCTGCCGGCACGATCCACCTGCCCGACTGGGCCGACAGCGAATGGCTCAGGCAGCTGGTGGCCGAGCAGCTGGTCACGATCCGCAACAAGCGCGGCTATGCCCGCCAGGAATGGCAAAAGATGCGCGAACGCAACGAGGCGCTGGACACCCGCGTCTATGCCCGGGCCGCGGCCTGGATCCTCGGCGCCGACCGCTTCGACGAGCGGATGTGGCGGCAGCTGGAGAAACAGGCGGGCGTCGAAACTGCCGCTGTCGCGCCAAACGCCGAGCCAGAGAAACCGACATCCCCGAAAGCCGGGCAAGTGACAACGCCAAGGCGGCGCGGCTGGAAGATCAGCACGCCCCAATACATGGAATGATTGATGACCCTCGATGACCTGAAATCCCGCCACGCCGCGCTGCTGGCCGCGCGCTACAGTGGCACGCGCTCGGTCAGCTATGACGGCAAGACCGTGAACTATGGGTCGGACGCGGAATTGGCCGCTGCCATTGCCGATATCGAGCGCCGGATCGCCGCGCTGGAACGCACCAGTCGGCGCGTGTTGCGCCCCTACGCCGTGAAGGACCTGTGATGGCCGGCGCGATGAACTGGCGGCAGCGCCTCGGCGCCTTCATCGGCGGGTTCGATGCCGGTCAGCACCACCGGCGTCTGCGCGGCTTCCGCGCGACGCGCGCGCATGTCAACGCGCTGATCGCGGCGGCGGGACCAGACATCACCGCCCGTGCCCGCTGGCTCGTACGCAACAACGGCTATGCCGTAAACGCGGTCGAGTGCCGCGCGACAAACTGGCTGAGAATCCCGCGTCAATCAGGATGAGAACGCGGGGGTGGGGTCTCGTAGGGAGGGCGTAGCCCGACTGGAGAGGCCCCACCCCCG